CCATCACCTCAGCCATCTGCAGGGCCTGTTCTCTGTTGGTTATGGTCGTGAACGTGAACTGTTTCTCCAACCTGACCTGGTCATCGGCCAGATAAGCGATGTCGTCCGCTGAATTCTCTTCGGGATACACTATCTGGTTTGGTTGATAGTCATTGTCTGGATCAACGAAGGTCACAATGGCCCTGTTGATCTTGTCTTTCTTGCTCTCGCCCCTGAGACTGACACCTCCTATGATGTGATCTTCTGTGATCGTGAAAACTGTTGTTGGATCGGTCGGTGTGGCGGCCACATCCGTGTCATCACCACCGTTCTCTATCTTGAGGAAATATTTCCCGGCCTGATAGGGCATAATGCCCCTGAAACCACTCAGCAACACCTTGACGTTGTTCATTATGGTCTGATCGGTCTGCACCACTGCGTTGCAGGTGAATGCCTTGCCCGTTGTTGTGCTGGTATAGTTGACCACCTGGTCGCATTGATCCGCGGCCGATTTGAAACTGTCCCAGTCAAAATAGTCGTTGCTGAGTCCCTTGCCGTATCTTGGGTTTCTCAGGTAGTCCAAAAGAACCGATACCGGATTGTCATCCACTGCCACTGTTTCCGAGGCATAGGCCGTAGTGTGATCCACTCCCGTTGTAAGGGTCGTGGCATCAAAAATCTTTCTGCCGGACATCAATAACTGTATCTGTGGTATGCCTCCATATGGATTGTTGTCGGCATCTTCCTGTGTCTCGATCTTCCTCCATTCAAATCTGCAGGCGATGTAAGACAGGCCACTTAATCTGTGATCCGATGTCCATCCCGGTGCCTCCTGTAGCAGGGATGATGCCACCTGCGTGTCTCTGCCATCAAAAAATTGTGCCACCAGTCTACCCTGGTATTTGCCGGTGCTTGGTGTGGCCTGCACTCCGTGGGCATATGATGACAATGGCACTTCGGTTTCATCAATGAACAATTTGGTGTAGCCATCAACCTGGCCCTCGCTGACAACCAATGCCACGTATAGGTATTTGTTGTCCGTGCCATTCGTTGATATGAAAACACGACTGCCACCCACCCTACGTGTGCCATACACCACGGGCACACGGCTGATCGCACTGTCTTTGTTGATCAACACACCCTGTATCTGTGCCTGTTGGTTCTGGTTGAGTTCGGGTTGGTCAAAATTCAATCCAAAGGGACTGAGCACGATGTCCAAGGCATCCGTGACGAAGTCTATAGTGGTGTCAACCACGTCCTTGACGAAATCCGCCGCGTCCTTGGCCGTGTCGGTTACGAAGTCTACCGCGTCATCGATGATGTCACCTGGTGATCCACACATTATGATATCCTCTTCTTGAACAAATGACCCACTGTGTCAAATTTCATAAAATTATACAATTTCTCCACCCGATCGGATGACAGTGATACCGAACTGGCGGGACAAAATTCTCTCGCACCCTGTTGCTTGGCCCATTCCGTGGCCTTCCTGATCAATCTTATTGGTAAAAAACCATTGTCCCTGTGATCCGGATGCACATACATCAAGAGATCTATGACCTGCGTCTCCTGGCAGAAGAAATATTGGGTCTTGTAAGCGGCATACATACCGATTTTTTTGCGATCTGGCAGTTCTGCTATCCAGACTTGCCCTTTGCCTGTTTCCAACAGATTTTGGGCTAATTTTCGCAGTTTGTCTCGGTCATATGGTAACCAGTGGTAAGCACCTTCCTGGTGCATCACGTGTCCCAGTTCCACTATGCTGTCGATGTCGTCGATGTTGAATGTCCTAATCTTGTATGTCATAATCTTTCGAGAAAAATGTCTCCTGTGTCTTGAATCCAAAGTTCATCAATGAATGCACCGTTATGGTATGATCACTGACCTGCAGTGTCTGTATTTGGTTGTCTCGGCAGTAATCTTCTATGGCCTCGAACAGTATGTTCTCCTTGATGTCCTGGTTCTCTGTGTTCTCCACGAAGAAATACAACAGCGTGGCTGTCCTGTTCTTGGGTGCCCAGGGCAGGCTGTTGAGTCCCAGCATCGAGAATCCGATCAATTGATCGCCGTCGAATATGCCAATGCTACCCTTGTAGAATGGTGAAACCAATGCCTTCTTGATGTAGGTGTAGAAGTGTTGCTCGTCGTAGTCCACGTCAAACTTACCTGATTCTACCAATGCCTTGTAGGCCAATCTAACCACGCTCATAGCGTCTAACTCGTTCAAAGGTCTTGTGTTGATCACGGTCTGCATTATGCCCTTCCCCATTTGATGTCTTTGACTATGCCGGCGGAGAATTCCATACCCTTGTCATTGGGAAAGAATATCTGTTGGCTGGCCACATTGGTGGTCCTGCCCGCCTGTTTCTCGAAGTCCGCGAACTGCGTGGCACACTGGATTGTCAGCGTGGCCGTCTTCTCGGTCTCCTGTATTGAAAATGTGGTTATCCTGCCATCGAAATACTGGAACACGTTCTGTGTGTTGAGATTGTTGTTGTTGTCCAGTATCGCCCGATAGATAACGATACGCCTGTCGATGTATTCGTTGTTGGTGACCAACGCTATGGTTGTGAGGTCAACCGCTGTGAATGATATGTCTATGCTACCAACACGGATGTCCGCGGTCTCTGACACGTTGCCAAACCCTATGAACTGTCCCTGTGCCGTGTAGGTGTTTATGCCCGCATCCGGTGCCGTGGCCGAGTCATAGTTGATGTCTATGCTGGCATTGGTGAGATAAACTGGTGTGTCAAGATGCAGTTCCAATAGGTCCGCGACCACCAATTGCTGTGTGGCTAGTTTGCTTTGTAGAGAACTTGATAGGTTCCTGGCCATTACAACTCCTCTCTTACTTCGATCTCGTATCTATAGAATCCTTCCACGTTAGTGGCGAATGTGCTTTGGTCCGAATTAAGGAAAACCCGGAATGGCACATCGTTATAGGTGACCGTGGTTGATCCAGTGACCGCCGTTGTCAGGGCGGGAAATATGCTGATGGTGTCTATGGTTGAACCATCAAGGTCGGTGTCAGCGGTCAATTGGTAGACCTTGTTGTGGTTTGAAAATTTCACGAAGTCTCCGGCCTTGAGTGTGCCCGAGCCTCCCGATATGGGTATTGTGGTGCTACCCGCCGTTATGTTGTAGGCTGGATCGATGCTGGAATCATCCACTACCGTCACCGTGCCAGTGGCAGTGCCTGATGTGGATGCTATCACTGGTGGTGTTATGGTGAACGATTCCAACCTGCCGTGCTGGTTGTTGATGAATGCGTTCACTGTCTTGAAATCTGAGAGGGACAATGGTATGGAAGTCATCTTGAAACTGAAAAACTGTCCTGCCACGCTGGCCCTCTGAGTCCTGCCTGAAATGCTCGTTGTGACCCTCGTGTTGGTGTTGGATTTGAATTCTATCGTGTTGAAAAATGTTGTTGGAAATGTGCCAGCCATTATGTCAGTGCCCTCCTACCTCTCTCGTTCATTGCTTGGTTGATAACACCTATGATAGTGCCCTGTCTGGCCCTGATCAGGTTGTCGAATCCCTGTGCGTCCACGGTGTTGATGTTGAATGTGACGTTGACCGGTTGTCCCGATCCCATCTGTTGATTGTTCACTATCCTGCCAGGTGTGTTTGGCACGAACATCTCTGGGCCATTCTCGCCCACTATGTAATCCTGACCAGGCACCACTGGACCACCCCGTTGTCTTCCTTGATATTCTGTGGCACGTATGGCATTGATCTGTGATGCAACATATCCGGCCGCACCCGCGGCAAATAAAGCACCAACCAGAGGACCACCAATTTTATTTCCTGTTGCGAACGCACCCAATACAGCAGACTTACCTGCTATCAATGCCTCGGCAATCTGTAATGCCTTGTAGGCCTGGAATGCTTTCTTATTCTGTTGGGCGGCCTGTTGTAGCAGGTCCCTGCCGGCCGCAATGACCAGACCCTTCTTCTCTTCTTCTGTCTTGCCTGTGAGGTCTATGTCTTTGGCCTTGCCGCTCTTGATCAATTCGATATCTTGTTGCTGTCTCCTACGTCTTGCTTCAGCCTCTCTCTTGTGAATCTCTTCACGTTCCTTGGCACCTTCCTCTTCTACCTTGGTTATGAGGTCAGTGTAGAACTGATATTTTTTTACGTCTAGTTGACGTAGGGCCTCTAATCTTTTTACATATTCTTCTTCCCTACGCAGGCTTTTCTGTTTGTCATTTTCGCCAAGTTGTTCCATCTGTTCGATGAATTTCTCTTCTTTCTTAAGTAATGCTTGAAGTTCCGTGTCTCTCTTCGCAAGTTGTTTTGATTGCTTGGTGGCCGGATCTTCTATGATCATAGCGTCCTCTATGGCACCTATCGCGTCCTTGAGTTCCTGTGCCTTGGCCTGCTCGATCACATTCTGCAGTCCGTCATCTAGGGCATCCGCACCTTTCTTGGCCGCGAACAGACCAGCACCCAGTGAAACCAACCCAACCGTCAATTTCAGGATTGGATTTTTCAACATCGTGGCATTGAGTATGCCCATTGACACCGCTGTGGCCCTGATGGCCGCCGATGCCCTGTAGAAATATGCCGCCAGTTTCAATGCCACTATGGCCTGTAGTGCGAACAGCACAAGATCGGCGTTTTCCTTGACGAATTTCAATGCGTTGCTGACACCCACCGTGGCATTGGCCAATGTTATGCCCAGTGCCCTTGCGTAGATGTCTATTGTTTCTTGGTTCTGTGCCAATATGTCATTGAATGAACCAAACTGCTCCTCCAGTTCACCAACAAATTCCTCTCCAACCACACGTTGGAAATTGAACAACTTGTCACCTATCATTGACACAACACCATCAAAGGTCTGTGCTAATGATTCGGCCGCGTTGCCAAACTCACCACCGGGACCAAATGTCTTCTGTAGGGCCGCCGCGGTCTCTTCAACGGTGACCTTGACCCCTTGCTTGAATCCAAGCAATGATGTGACACCTTTCTCCCTCAATAGATCCGCCGCACCTATACCACCGCTCAATGCCCTCTGTAGTTGTTCACCCGCTGTCTGGAAATCCAGACCTGTTACTGCCGCTATGTTTCCCGCTAGTTGTAAATTGTCTCCCAATGCCGCGGCATCTTCTGATACCACTGCCAGGTTACCCGAGGCCGCCGCTATCTGATCCAGTGAGAAGGGAACAGTGGCCGCGAATTCTGATAATGTCTCAAAGGCCTTGGCACCCTCAGTGGCACTGCCGAACAGGAATTTGAATCTTAATTGTAAATTTTGGACTGATCTACCAACATCAACGAAACTCTTTATGGCCTTGGTGGCTCCTATGGTCGCTAAGGCACCTGCCGCCACCTTGGCCGCCGTGCCTAGACCACCCAGGGCTCGCTCGCTCCTGCCCAGAGCGGTATTGAGGTTGTCTATATCCTTTTTGTTCCTTACCCGGACATTAACGTCCACGTTTTGTTGAACCATAGTTCGTCTTCTGCCTCCTCATCTGCCTGTTGGCGGCGTCTTGTTCAAATTTGAAGTAGGCGGACCAGAGGTCCAGTTCCAACGTCGATAATTGCACCACCTTTTCGATAGGCATCTTTAACCTATCGGCCAACACGATGAGCAACCTTAGTTCGCCGTTGGATTCTACTCCTTTGCCAATTCCTTGGCAGTGGGTTTGACGGCGGCGTTGTTGATCACACCACACACCCTTGTTATCACGGATGGATCCGCCTCGTTCATAAGGTTTATCCTGTCCGCGTCATTGAAGATCCTCTTGCCCTGACTGTCTCTGGCTTTGACTATCAGGCTCTCTATCAATGCTTCCACTACCTTGCCCTGTGTCTGCAGTTCTATTATCTTGGACTCATCCTGGAAAGAATAGGTCCTCCTGTAATAGATCTCCATATCCCACTCGGGCACTTCTAGTTTGTGCAGATCACTGCCTATCTGTCTCTGGTAGTGATTTGCTATCTTGCTTATTGTTGCGTTTGACATCATTTTCTCCTTGATTTGGTCCGTCTTGCAACCTCCGTAACGGCAGGTCGAACTATACCGTTAGGGGCCTGTTTCGAATATCCGTCGTCCAAGCGATTGATGTAGGGAACCCGGTTCGATATGCTGTATCGCATCTTGGATTCTCTCCTCTGCTTCCAACCCTTCTTGGCCCGACCAGACTTAACTGGTGTCCTCCTCTTTATTGTCCTAAAGAGGTCGTCGGATATCAGGCGCACCCGATCCGCTACGGCATCTGCTAGCGAATTGGTGACCTTGTTTGCACTTGGTGTAACTTTCACTGAAAGCATAGATTATTATAACTCAGTTCTAGTTAAAGCACCACTTCCTTGGAAAGTGATCGACGCCTCTACCATTCCGTCAAAGTTTGACGTGATAGAATGACCCGTGATGATCACGCTTCCGTTCAGTTTTATACCAGTAGTCTCGCCTGAAGGGAAAAGTTCCACTTCACCTCTACCGTCAGGATTTGCCATATAACTTAAAAAGTTAGTCTGACCTCCGTCGTCATCTCTTAGATAGACATCCATTGATCCTGAAAATTGTGTAAGTCCTGGTTCGTAAGTTCTCGCTCCCGATCCCATTACAGTAGATTCAATCGCTTGAACCTCTTGGTCGATTGTGAACGATCTAACACTCGCAACCGCCGCCACTGTGGAATCGGCACCAACGAATTTTACAACACCTGACTCACCTGTGTATACACCTGTGTTTGTAGCCATTGTATTACTCCTTGTTTGTTAGATCTTCTGGACCTGAAAGATCTTGTTTGATTATGTCCACCTGTCGAACAGAAATCCTGTTCCTGTTGGTCTTGGTGGATTTCGATGGTTCTAAGGTCCAACCATCCTCCAAAAATTCAACGACCTTGTAGCCCTTGACTTTTTTGAAACTTTTATCTT